CGACCCAAAGCAGCAGCAGCAGATTGTGCTACAGCTTGACGCTCATCAATATTGGTTTTTAACTCATCCAGTTTGTCAATAAACTCTGGTGCAAAAAAGTCTTGCATCGTTGCTTCAACATTTGTGTGGGCAAGTTCCATCGGGGTTACGTTACCGTTACGAGACTTAGTGTTTGCAGATCCAGCACCAATCTTCTGGAAGCGAACAACATTACCACGAACATTACCAGCGGTGCGAACAGTGTTGCGGAGTTTAGAACCCATACGCTGATAAGCCATGTGAACTTCAGTCTCGAACTGCTTAATAAAGGCTTGATCAATTGTATTAGCCATTACTCAGTTCCTCATTAAAGTTTCACTACACCAACGGTTGTCCGTTTTTGTCCTCATCCAGTTATCTCAATACAGAGGCTGTCAGATAAAACAGGCCGTAATATTAACTCCATGCCACATCTAGGCGATTATTGCAACGCAGAAAACGCACACATTGGAATCCATTTACTATTGTAGGCTTTTTTGCAAATGTAAATCCAAGCCATGTAAGCCATTTTATTGTTCTGTCGTGGTCTATTGGAACTACATTTTCTAAAATATCATAATCAAGTAGCAACGCATCCATAATAAATTTTGTTGCTTTACAAAAAGTTACAGGCTTTTCTTCACATATATGGCTACCAAGAAGCCAAATACATCCACAAAGAAGATCTTCTCTACTTGTCATATCAGATGTGCCAAACATGGCACATGGTTCCCCATCTATAATTATAGCCCATGTTTTGCCATGCTTGTCACGTAACGGCTCATGTAATGCTTTCCAAACAGAGACACCAGCTATAAGGCACTCTCTAGCATCAGATGGCCGTAAACGGTGTTGCAGATAGCCAGCATGTTCTACTGTAGCATCAACTATCTGCACACCTTTTATTGGGCAATCACTTATAAAGTTGTGCGAAACCTTCAGACACTTCTCTGACAAAGCCTTGATCTCTCTTTACAGGATTCCAATAACGAGGATCTTGCATCTTTGTACGAAGTTCATCCTCTGTTTGTTGTGGTGATGGGATAGCTGTTGGAGATACAGATGAATCTTTCACATTCTGCATAAGAAACTCCATCATCTCTATACCTCTTGCTGACTGTCCGATCCCCAGAATCACATCCTCATATTCAGCTGGAAAAAACTTTTGGCTCCAAAGACTTACAGCCTCTATTCTGGCTTCAGCATTGTCGCCTAGGGCTTGTTGTTCAGCATCAAGATCAGGCTGCATCATTTCTAATGCTTCATTGAATTGTTTGATGCCATCTTCAAACTCTTCCTGACTATAGCCATTTTCATAGGCATGTCCTGCCCACCACTGAAACAACGCATTGTCAGTTGCAAGTTCTTCATCAACAGTTTCTGGGATTGCATAATCACCAGCTGTGGCTGGTCTGCTTGAGTATGCTTCTTTCTCCATTTCTGATATTAACTCAGATCGAAGATCTTCTTCGCGCTTCCCTTTCCAAGATTCCAGTTCTCCATATGATTTTGCCATAGCTTCTGGTGATTCAAACTTCTCAGGCAACCACTCAGGCCTTGAGGATACAGGTGCTTCTGTAGCTACTGCTACCTCCACATTGTCTGCTTCATCCATTTTTATCTACCTTTTCTGCATGTTTAATACGTCTTTCAATAAGACCCACGATATACCGCTGCCCTTCTAAATGACGCAATTCAGCGTCACTAGCAGCTGGCCCAGTTACTGCTTCTATTGTAATAGAACGCAGATACTTAATTACCTCTTGTCCAGTTGGCGTTCTAAAACAAGTGCGCACATTAAGAGATATATTATTATCGTCAGATATTTTGCGGGGAAAATTATCTATACCAATTCTATTGTTGGACATTCTCACTAGCCATCATTTGTTGCTGTTGTTGCTGTACAGCCATTTGTTGGGCGGCTTGAATCAGCTGCTCTCTGTCCACCTTATCTCTTACAAGGGTATCAGGAACACCAAACTTTTTAGCTAAATGAACAGCTACATCTTCAGAGCTTACAAGTAGATTCAATATTTCGGGGCCAAACGTGCCACCAACAAGTTGCAAATATCTTGAGATAGACGATATATCTTGATTGGCTTGCGCTTGCGCTAATGGAGATGTAGATCGAACCTTGATCTCTCTGCCATTTATGGTGGGCAACTCAATACGTCCCTGCTTTTTAAGGATATATACAACGCGTTGGAGTATTGGTTGTACCATCTCTGCTTGCAGTCGACCAAAGGCAGAGCCAATCCTTCTAGAAAGGTCTGCCATCCGTTCTGCAACTTCTGTAGCTGATGCTGGTGTTTTATTAGGATCACCAAGCATATCATTATACAAAGCACGTTTAATATTGTTACGCATATCACCAAGCACAAGATTAGCTACATCAAAGTTTCCAGCATTGCGTATTGGCTGCAAACCTTGCGAACCCATAGCTTTTGGAATAATTGTACCGGGAACAAGGTTGATTGTATCTGTGTTAATAATGCCATCATCATCCATTTGATAGATCCCTGAAATAGCCATCTGTGCATTTTCAAGAACTAACTCGATTGTGAGGTTGGTAGTTTTGATTGCACTAAGTGCATTTATCAAAGGGCCGCGTCCATAAATTTCACCGCTGGCTTTAGACCAGCGAAAACATACAAATGGGTTCGATCCTGTGCCAGAGAACTGATCTTGGAATATAAGTTCTTTGTCAGGTATGTTAATTACAAAAAAGTCAAACACATCTTGATTTGGCTTGGAATAGTTACGACAAACTATCTCTACTATATCAACTTTAGCATCTGGATTTGATGCTACAGATTTCGCTGTTTTTTCTCCAAGTTCCGCTTTTTGATACGCGATAGGTATCTCTTCATATTTAAGCGAACGCTGTCTATATACATGGTCAATTTTATCATCCGGACCTGTATCGAGGTAAACAGTCGGTAGTGGAATAGCATTAAAACGTATTGGATTAACTGCGTCACCTTCTTCAACAAGAAGGATTCCTGTGCCAACAGCCAAGTCCATAAACGATTCGTGGACTTCTTGCCCGAAGTTCGAGTTTTGGATGATTTCAAAGACATAATCTGTCACCTGATCTAAACTGTTATTAATGTCATCTTGATTCTGATCTGGCACTTCACTGCCAGCCAATAGGTCTGCCCATCGTGCAAAGTTAGGAACAAGGCCAGATTGCAAACGTGATGCAAACTCCTGCACACCAACAACAGCAGTTTCATCAAAGATCTTATCATCTCTGCGCTGCCCCGGAGATTCATAGTAGAAACTCTGACGCATTGGCATTGCATATTCATAACATTCTTCAAATAAAGATTCGAAAAGCACTCTGTTAGTTTTTGCTTTCTGAAACTTTTCTAACATTCTAAGTGCTGATTTTTCCATTAGACTGTCTCATCAAAGTAGCCAATACCACCACCCTGTCCTGTAATAAGGGAGCGTTTTCCAGAGCCGCCTCGCTTTTGCCTTCGAATCTGATCTTGCAATCTTTTCTGGCGTTCTTGCTTTTGTTTTTCTTCTTGCTCTGCAATCATTTCCTTTTTCAAACGGCGCGCTTCTTTTGCCTCTTCTGATTCAGGTGGCGCTTCAGGTTTGTCAATACCAAGCAATCCACGACCGATTTTTTGAATAGGCTTCAATACAGATGACGTACACATATTCTACTCCTCACATTCTTGCCCAAAGGCTTTGACGCTTTTGTTTTGGCTTTCTAGTAAATACGTCAAACTCCATCTTTGCTTGAAAAGGTTTAGAAATATTTGGTATGTTTGACAAGATATTTCTACCTTCACCAGCACCCATCATAAGATACTGCAATGCATCATGTATATGTGAAAAATGGTTTTTCTCTGGCTTATCATCAAACCTTTCACCAGATACTTGCATACGCTTGTACTGATAACCACCCTCAAAACCCTTGATAAGTGTACGGCATCGAGGGTCAAGCAAAAAACCTGATTGCCCTTCAACCATTCTATTAAGGGTTGCATTCACAGCTTCAAGACGCAATGACACATCATTTGATTGCGCTGGCCTTGCTTTCAAACCGCATCCTCGAAGAATCTGGAAGGGTGTAGATTCATCAGTCTGTGCGCGAAAGTCACCAGCTGGATCTCCAATTATATTTACTTCACAGTCAGAATAACGTGATGCTATTTCAATACGAAGCACCTCACTAAACTTTACTATACCCATATCAAATGCAACAACTTCTTGCAGTATAAGCCATCGACCTCGAACCTTTTGTCCAAACACAGCAGCTGGTGTAAGTC